GGTACTGATGAACAATGGGTACCGGCTAAGTTTGCTAAACTAATTTAATATTAAAATAGAGCCACTCTGGGGAGAAATCCTCAGGGTGGCTTTTTTTTGTTACAATTATTTAAAAAACCTAGCTTTTTCCCTTTACTTTCTGCATATATATGGTATTATATAAATGTAAAGAGAAATAGAAGAAAAAGAGGTACATAAAAATGAAATACGATGTATTAAGTGTCGTTAAGGAAACTAAAAAGCAAATTGAAGAAGTTAAGAAAGGAATCAAAGAAGAAAAACTTGAATTAAAGAAAGCAGATGAAGCAGGCGAATGGAATCTGAAAGGTCCAAGCCTTGAAGGCTCTATTGAATATGATGGAAAAGCCTTGAATGATCTTGAAAATTGCTTAAAAAAGTTCAAAGGCTTTAAGCAACTCACTATAAATTACGTTGATGACATTGGCTCAGAGCTTGTCTATGACTTTGTTTTAGACAAAAAGTACAACAGATTCTATATTTACTGCACCAGTACGGGTGATGGCATTTGGATCACTTTGAACGAAACTGAAAAAATGTTAAATCAACTAATCGATGATGGCAAAATTAAAAAGTCAGAGTTTGGTGAGTATGCAAATCATTACAATAAATTGCTGAAAAATAGCAAGGCTGAAAGATTATCAAACGTAATTAAAATAAACCGTAGCTATTTTAATAGTGAAAACTTATACAAACTTTCAAAAGCAGTAAAAGAACTTAGCCCTGAACGTGCAGAAAATCTTGCCTTTATCCTAAAATAAATAAATTATGGGAGCTAATATAGATGAAAATATTATTCAATAGAAATGCTGTCAAATACGAAACCGAAAAGGCTGCACTAATTAAAGTTCCAAAACAAAATTACAAAGTATGGTTGCCAAAATCTTTAATTAAACCAAGAATGTGGTTCTACTCAGCATATTTGCCAAAAGATATGGAATTTACACTGCTTATTGGCAGGAATGACAGGAAGAGATGCTCTGCACAAACCCTTCAAGACTTTTTTGAAGGGAAAACCTTTTCTGTACCACAAGAAAAAACAGAAGTTTATTATCACAAACCAAAGAAGTTTAAGCCAAAGAAGGTTGAAGTTGATGATTCCCTTAAGCGTTAACCAAAAACTGGCAGTTAAAAAACTAGAACGTCTACGAGTGGGCGCTCTTTTTATGGAACCAGGAACAGGGAAAACAAGAGCAGCAGTTGAATTAATAAATTCCTCAAAAACTGACTATGTATTATTTATTGTTCCTTTTCAGACCAAAAAAAATATAAAAAAAGAACTGATTAAATGGAGGCTAAAGCCAAAATATCGTATTGAAGGCGTTGAATCTTTAAGCAACTCAGATAGACTCTATCTTGAATTGCTAGATGAAATTAAACACGCTAAAAGGGCTTTTATTATAGTAGACGAAAGCTTAAAAATAAAGAATATTCATGCTAAGAGAACAGAAAGAGTTATGAAGCTTGGTAAATTGGCCTATTATCGCTTAATACTTAATGGCACACCAATTTCAAAAAACATTTTAGACTTATATCCTCAAATTGAATTTTTAAGTCCAAAGATTTTAAACATGCGATATATCGAGTTCTGGGATAAATTTGTTGAGTCTGAAACCAAAATCGATGGATATAGTCAATACACTATAGTTAAGGATTCGGTCAACATCCCTTATCTATATTCTTTGATTGAACCATATGTTTTTGAAGCTAAGTTAAAGCTGGGAATAAGTGAAAATGAGCACTGCATTGATTATATAGTTGATAATCCAGAAGCTTATTGGAATGCAAAAGAAGAAATGATTAAAAAGATAGAGTTCATGGGAGACGTGGATTTTCTAGCAATGACACAAAAAATGCAGCATTCTTATTCTCTTGATGCAGCGCACATTCAGCAATGCAAAGATCTAGTTTCTGATTTAAAGCGTAAAACACTAATTTTTGTGAAATATTTAGACACAAAAACTAGACTTACTGATATATTTCCAAACTGCAAGGTCATTACTTATGGAAAAGGCTCATTAGGACTGAATTTGCAGGAATACAAAAACATCATATTTTATGAAAAAACATGGGACTATGCACAGCTAGAGCAGGCTAAGAGAAGAATTTACAGGCTTGGTCAATCTGAAAATGTAAATTATTATTTTTTGACAGGTAACTTGGGACTTGAAAAAATGATTGATAATTCAATCACCAAGAAAACAACCCTGTTAAATCTCTTCAAAGAGACTAGCAATAGAAAGGAGTTTGCACGTGAGTTCTAAAACATACTTAGACATTAATGTCTATGAAGCTACACAAAAGCGACTTAAATATATTTTTGATGAATTTGATAATATTTTAGTTGCCTTTAGTGGTGGTAAAGATAGTGGCGTTTTACTTAACTTAGCTTATCAATATGCCAAAAGAAATAATCAAAAAAATAAATTAGGAATGTATTTTTTGGATTATGAAGCACAATATCAAATGACAATGAAATATGTAAAAGACATGTTTGATCAGTTTGATGATATTAAAAGATACTGGCTTTGTTTGCCAAACTCTGTACCAAGTGCTACTTCCATGACTGCAGGGACATGGATACCTTGGGAAAAATCTAAAAAAGATATTTGGGTACGGCCTATGCCGAAAATGAAATATGTAATAAATGAAGATAATATTCCCTGGAATTACCAACCGGCAACTAGTGATTATCAAGCACAAGAAGATTTTACCAAGTGGTTTTCATCAACACATGGAAAAACAGCGGTTTTAATAGGAATTCGTACAGATGAATCATATAATAGATATAGAGCTATAAAATCTAACCATAAAATAAACACTTATAAAAATTATGAATGGCTGGTAAAGAAAGATAATTCAACTGTAAATGCTTATCCTATATATGATTGGTCAGTAGAAGATATATGGACTTGTAATGGCAAAGAAGCTTTTAAGTATAACAAGCTATATGATATTTATTACCAAGCAGGAATGAATATTCATGATATGAGAGTTGCATCGCCATTTTTATCTGAGGGATTGTCTGATTTACATTATTATCAAATTATTGAACCCAACACGTGGGCTAAAATGCTTGGCAGAGTTAATGGTGTCAATTTTGCAAGCATTTATGGCAAGACAACTGCTATGGGTTGGAAAAATATCAAGCTACCTCAAGGGATGACTTGGAAAGAATATTTAAAATTTTTACTAACGACATTACCAGATCAAACTAGAAAGGATTATCAAAAAATATTTAAAACTAGTATTGAATTCTGGGATAAAAAAGGTGGTGTTTTAGATGATCAGACAATTAAAGAGCTTCAAGAAGCTGGCATCCCTATTGATGTAAAAGGGAAAACAAACTATAGGACAAGCAAAAAAGCTGTTCAATTTCACGATTATCCAGATGATGCACCAGTCAAAAAATTTAGGACAGTACCAAGCTATAAGCGAATGTGCATAACTATTATGAAAAATGACCATACTGCAAAATATATGGGTTTTGCTAGAACAAAAGCACAAGAAAAAAAGAGGAGAAAAGCAATTGAAAAATATCAAAACATCTTATGAAAGCCCGGCATATAATGTCAGACCAGTACCAATCGAGAAAATACAAGCTAACACATACAACCCTAACCACGTTGCACCACCTGAAATGAAGCTTTTATATGAGTCAATCAAAGATGATGGATATACTATGCCTATTGTCTGCTACTATCTAAAGGACAAAGATAAGTATGAAATTGTAGATGGTTACCACCGATATACCACTATGCTAAAACACAAAGATATCTATGAAAGAGAACATGGTATGTTGCCTGTGTCAGTGATTGACAAACCGCTTGAAGACAGAATTGCATCCACAATTAGGCATAACAGAGCTAGAGGGACACACAGCGTTGATCTAATGGTTAATATCGTCAATGAATTAAAAGAATCTGGTATGTCTGATGCATGGATTATGAAAAATATTGGTATGGATGCAGACGAACTTTTGAGATTAAAGCAAGTTGGCGGTTTGGCTGCAATGTTCAAAGATGAAGATTATAGTAAAGCGTGGAAATAATGAATGAATTAAATCTGTAAAAAGGGGTAGGTGGTATGTTTGACAACAAGAAGCAAGTCATTAAAAAAGGCGCAGGAAAGATATTATCAAAATCATAAAGCCGTCTATAATCGAAACTCTTACAAATCACGGGCGAAGCATTTCATATTAGACTACGCTGACAAAGGGGAGCTAGAGTGGCTAGAAAATTTAATACAGCAAAGAATGGGAGAACTGTAAAAGGCTCTCTTTTTTTGCTAAAAATACTATTATATTTGCACTTATTAACAATTTTAGTTGACTTTCTGCATATATATGGTATTATATAAGTGTAAGGAAAATAAAAAGAAAAAGGAAGATAAAAAATAAATTATCTGTTGCACAAACGTTGCACAAAGCAATTTTTCTTAAATTTGAGCAAAAAAATAAGCCTACCAGATCATTGATCTGATAGGCTTTTGGTCTATTAAGCACGAGTAACTTCACCAGACTTTAAAGCCTTGGTTGAACTTTCTTATTCATTTTTAAGAGACTTTAAGAAAGTGAAATGCTGATTT